GCCCCTCATATTCTTTGTCGAGGCAGATGATCAGGCGGAGCGTGTTTTTAAGGCGCTCACTGAGATCGAGCTCGTCTAGATATGTGCCATCAGAAATAGCCATCAGCCCGCCCTCCGGCCCAGCCGCGCCTCCACCGCACGGCGCAGCATCAGCGGGGTGAATCCCCACATCCGCATCGCCACGCTGTAGTGCTTCACCAACTCCGCAATCTCAGCGTCAACGGCATCCATCTGCGCCTTCAGCGCATCGCGCCTGTCAAACGCCCCAGCCGCAGCCGCAATCGTTTCATTCTCAGTCATGCTCCCCCTCCCTCTCAGTGCTTCGCGGCTGGCCGCATGCCGTATTCCCGGAGCAAGTCCAGCGCCCGCTCCATCTCGGCATACAGGCGCCCCGGAATCATGCTGTCATCCGTGAAGGCGTCGAACGCATCAACCAGATTGTCCAGCGCCCTCAGCGCCCGGCCAGCATCGCGCGCCGTCAGGTCGCCCGGCTTCTCCAAGTGCATGGCGCTGATCAACTGCTCGTGCGGGATCGACGTCAACAGGTCGCCCAGCTGCGCCCACGCTTCGATCTCATCCTCGGCCCTGATGCCGAAGCACAGCGTGAATTCATGGTGCTTCATCCTATGTCCCCTTCCCAGTCCAGTCCGACACTCAGGCTGTTAATCGCGTCACGCAAATCCTTCGGCAGCGCGGCGGGATCAACCAACACGCCCAGTATCTCAAGCTCATCGATCTCAGCGGTCTCCTGCACAGGCTCCCACCATGATGGTGAGCGCGGCACACCGTAGTCGGCGCGCTCCATCTGGCAGACGAACAACACCCGCAGATCGTCGCTCTCGTATTTCGCAGTCGCGATCATCTCATTCACTCCGTCACGGTGATAAAACTTCTCGTCGGTATCAACACCACGCGCTCGACATCGCGGCTGTCGCCCCGGTCATAGCGGCCCCCGGTGGATACTGTGTGTTCGACAGGCACCTGAACGATGCCCAGTTCATCCGTCCACTGCACCGCCAGCAGCGCGTCAGCACCCCTCGCGTCGATGGCGCAGAGCGCATTGTATTTATGCTCACTCAGCAGATAGGTTTCGTATCGCGCGCGCTCATTGCGGCGGACTTTGATCTCAACGACACGGGGTCGCGGCTGGCAGCGGAACACAGCATCGTATGACGCGAACGGATCTCGCGGTGCAGTGGCCGGCAGCCCAAAGGCGCGCTCCAGTTTTGCGATGACGCCCGCCTGATTGGCGCGATCCGCATCGCTTTCGTAGACGGGTCTACGCGGCATCGGTCACATCATCCTGCATTGCGGCCTCCTGCGTAGTCATGTCAGCGGCCCTCCTTCTTGAGCCACTCGTAAAACTCAGGCCATTCGTCCTGCGCGCCGCCGACCATCCATTCGGTGAGAAAATCAATCTTTTCACCGTCGTCTGCGATGTGGCACAGTGCGTATTCGATGGCGTCATGGCCTTTGCCGTGGTCGCCGAATGCGCGTCCGGTAGATGGGTCAATCTTAGTCATTCCCCCTTCTCCTTCTTCAATCGCTTCAAATGCGCCATGCTCCGCGCTCGGCCATTCGCCACAGCCCGCGCGTGTATCTCCGGCCTGTGCTTCTTCAGCATGATGCTGAACCGCGATCCGCAGCCGTAGCCACACGCCCGCCCAAGCTCGGCCAGTGTCAGTGTCTCATCATACTGGCCCGCAACCGGCAGCGTCCGCGATGTGGCAGACCGATAGTGCAGCCCCGTGCTGTGGCGCCACTCCCTGACCTTCCGCACGTCAACGCCATACTGCGCCGCTAGATCGTCGTTGTTGCGCCCCGCGAAGGTCGCGAAGTCATGCGGCACAGGGCTTCCCTTCGCCACAAGTGAATTCACCTGTGACAGGTGCGACCGCGCTCGCTCAGACAGGCGCACAGGCGTCAGCTTCTGACCATCCCACCACATGAACCGGCGATCATGGATAATCACACGCTTATCCGGCATCACCGCTTCCTCACATCACTTCAATGTCGCGGCGGATCGATAGCCGGTAATCCATGAACGGCGAACCATCGCGCTCAATGTCGGCTTCATCCTCACCTATCCGCGCCATCTCCCAGTGTGCCCGCGCCGTCCGATCCTCGTCGGCCTCGAACGCCTGCTCGAACGCCGCAGCCGCAGCCCATGCTGCTTGGACATATTCGTAATTGTCATACCACTTCACATCCGAATACCGGACAAGCACCATCTTCTCGCCAGCATCGACCTCGCACCACGCCTGCGGCCAGTGCTGCATCAGCCAAGACGAAACCGCCTTTCCGTCACCCTTCGCGCTCGGATAAAACGCGAACGTCACATCGCTTCGATAGCCCATCTCATTTCCCCTCGAAATTAATTCGCCAATAACTCGCCATTAATTCGCCGCGCATCGAAATTAATTCGCCGCGCCTTCTACCTTGTTAATCAGCTGCTGCACGTCATACAGCAACCGCGCCGCGCCATTCGGCTCCATCCCGCCGTAGCCATCGGATTCGTAATCGGCATACCGATCCAGAAATTCGGCGCACTCGGCCAGCATATCCAACATTTCTTCGATCATGATACGGCCCTCATTTCCACACAATCCATCGACAGCTTGCCCATGAACCGCTTGAACCCGCGCACCCGCTCCCGGACAATGTCCAGAGCATGGCTGTGGTCAACGGCGCTCACAACCCGGCGGCAGGACGCCATGTGGCCCGTCCATGTCGCGTAGTGAGCAGTGACGATAAACCTCATCATTTTCGCCGCTCCCTCTCCAGCCGCGCCCACCGCGCCAGCGCCTCACGCGCCACCTGCGCGGCCTCGTCACGCACCCGGCAGGCATGCGCCCACCGCGCCCGCTCCTGCTCCACAATCGCCGCATCCAGCGCGGCCAATGCTTCTTGGCCCGTCATACGTCCGCCTCCACTTCCCGGTAATCCTCGATCATTTGTTCGGCGATTTCGCGCCAGTTTACGTCCCAGAGGAAAGCCATAGCGTAATCATACGCCAGCCCCGGTGCGCTCTCGAACAGCACATCTTCCGCCATGCCGCGCAGCATCTGACCAAGCTCGTAGGCGTCCAAATCGTTATCGGACGCATAATCCGCACCGTCGAACATCTCCAACCCCACCCTCCACGTCGCGTAATTCGTCCAACCGTTGTAATCGCTCATCGTCATTCTCCCTTCGCAATCGCAATCGCGACAGCATCCCTCAGACCAAACATGCAATCATCAGCCCACGCATCAAACAGCATCGCGTCCCCGTCCCCGTCCCAGTCGGCGGGATAAACGCCAACGTGCCAATCTTCCCATGTCGGCACATCGGAGCCAGCCTGCGACGACACCCACACATAGGCTCCAGACGGCAGATACAGGGACAGCAGATGGCATCCGCCACCCGTGTGTTCGACTTCAAAGCCTTCCTTGGCCAGAATGTTATCCAGCATCAGCCTTGCTCCCTGCTGCGGTCGCATGCATCCATGTAGATCGAATACAGCCCCAGTGACGGATAGGCGCAATCCATGCGGCTCACCTGTGCGCTGATACCGCTCACCCAGCGGAACCCGCCCATCGGATCACTCGCCGAGATAGGCGCAAACGCCAGTGCCGCATCACGGCCCAACTTCCGCGCCCAGTCCTCCAGTTCACGAACAAACATCACGCCTCCCCCTTCGCCTGTTTAACCGCAGCAACAGCCAACATCCGTATCGCCTGCGAAGAACCGCCGCGCCGCTCCAATTCAACAATCTGGTTCAACGCAACAATCAGCGCCGACACGGTATCCCATGCCTCACCCGTTTCCCGCGCCACATCGCGCATGTAAGCGTTAGCCGGAGCCTCCAGCACATCCGCCGCATAGGCCAGCGAGTCGCCCGCCTCCTTCAGCACATCCAAAACATTATGCTTCATCACGATACCCCTTCAGATAAGCGCCAGAACGGCGACCACGATCACCAGCGCGGCAACGGCCAGCGCGGACTGCAGGCGGCTTTCGATCATGCCGCACCCGCCTTCCGCAACGCCTTGCGCGCCTCAATCAGCGAACCCGAAACCGGGCTATCGTCCAGCCCCATTTCCACCGCATCCGCCAGCAGATCGGCCAGCGCCCGCGCCAGATCAGGCGAGGCGGCGATTAGCGCGGCGTCCGCCCAGTCGATAGGCTCCAGCCCGTCAATGCGCGTCACCTGCGCCACGTAGCCGTCGCCATTGCCAATCCATATCGTATCCGACTCGCCAACCATCGGCCCGGCCATCCACGGCCCCGGTGTGTGTTTCGCGCTCATGCCACCACCTTCAGCACATAGCGGTCAACAATCGCCTGCGCCCGCTCCACCTGTTCCGCCGGGAAGTGTTCCGGGAAGCTCACCACCACGCACTGCGCGGCGCAATCCTCCTCGAACCAGCACGACGACCCAGACCAGTAGGCCGCATAATCGCGCATCGCCCGTTGCACACGGCCAATCAGTTCCGGGCTAACCCAGATACCGCCATGCGATGCAGTGGTCACCAGAATGATACCCTCCGCGATGATTTCTTCGTCCTGAACAATGCCCCAAGGGCTGCTCTTGCCAACAAACATTTTATGCCTCCCGTTTCAAACGGCCCGTCAGAACCGTCACGCAACCCTTATTTCCGCCTGACTGTTCACGCAACAGTAAATCAGCACCGAAAACGGAACTTTCACATCCGCAATCGGATCGACAGGGAAACGCTCGTTTTCGATTAAAACTAACTTACAACGAAGGGCTAACCCCCTGTAATCGCTCATGAAACAAAATGTCACGGGCCAAGCCCCTGAAACCAAACGATAAAACAGCGTTTTGAAACGGGTGAAACGCCCCTGTGACGGTTGGCTGTTTCACTCCAAGGCACTGATAACATTAACGAAATCGGGGCAAAAATGAAAATGAAACAGGATTTTCGAAAATATAACCCCATAGGGGTATTCATACCCCCCTACTGTGTTATGTATACAACTCACTATCCTACTGGGGTTATATATATCTTAATCTCGTTTCATTTATAATAATAATAAGAAAAAGGGTGTTCTTTCAAGGGCTTGGAGTGAAACAGGCGCTGTGACAAATGGCGTTTTTCTGTTTCAAAACGCCTTTTTATGCAGCAAAAACAGGCCCTTAGCCCGTGACACAGCAAACAAGCTCTGCCTGTCGCGTCAACAGGCGATGCAACAGGGGACAGGCTCTGGCGCGGCGGTGCTGGGGCTGCCAGATATGCTCTGGCGGCATGGCCTATTTTAAAGCCCGCTGAACGCCGTTCGCGGCGTCCGGGCCTGCCTATGCGGCTCAATGTCGGACAGGCTCTCTGGGGTGCCTCTGGCGGGCTGTGGCGGGCAAAGAAAAGCCCGGCGGGTGAGGCCGGGCTAGTTGGGGCTGGGAGATGTGGTTAGGCGGCGCGTTGTATCCCCAGCCCGCCCTTGTCGCACCACAGGCGATAGGTGGTGCCTGCCGGTGATGTGAACGTGCCGCCCCTACCGGTTTGCCAATAATCCTGTGCGCCCAGCGTCAAGCCGCGCTCTTGAACGTAATAGCCGAATTCAAACATACGGTGCAGGCGGCTCCCCCAAGGGTGCGGGTTGATATACCGGGCACGGCCCCCGGCGCGGGCGACTCGCTCGCTCTCGGCATATCCCGCGCGAAGGGCGGCGTAGTCGGCGTTTGTCATCGTGGCCATGCTCAAGCCTCCCACAGTGCGAAGCCGCGCGGCAGGCGGCTTAGACCGGCCCATTGCCGCGCCCAAGCGCGGGCGGCTGCCTTGCTGTCGGCTGATACCGGCCCCAGTGCATAGGGATTGCCGGGGAAGTGCAGGTAATATCGCGTCATGGTGCTGGTTCCTCTCAATTGTAAATCAGGCCGGGGCAGGGCGGCATGGCGTCCCACAGGGCCGGGGGCAGGGGGTGCGCGTCCGTCTCCCGCACGGCGGCCCCGTAGGTGCCGAATTCGGCGCTCTGGGACGTATAGCGGGGGCTGTAGGACATACGCAGCGTTTGCAGTCTCTCTAGGGCCTCTGGCGGTGCCTGTAGGGCGCGGCGCTCCAGCTGCACGAACACATCTTCAGCCGTGTCGCCTTCGACGTAGAGCGGGCGATACTTGCCAAGGAAATAGAGGGTTCCGATAAACATAGTTTGCTCCCAGTGTGATGGTTCACATTGCAATGTGATGGGGGAAGCCTAAGCCTCCCCCGGTTGCTGATCAGATGAACGAGACGGTGAAGAAGAAAGGCGTGTATGCCTTGCAGTTTTTGGCCAGCGCGTCGGCGCGGGCAGCAGCTTCATCGGTGAAACACACATCGAGGTGGGCGATGTGCTGGCCGTTGTCGACGCGGTAGGCTTTAACAGTGAAAGTCATGGTCTCTTGCTCCCAGTGTGATGTGGGGGAAGCCTAAGCCTCCCCCAGTGTGATCAGGCTGTCAGCCCGCAAGCCTCGATGAAGCGGGTGCGGTCAAAGCGGGGGTTGTCTTGCCGCAGCACGTCAGCCAGTCGCAGCGCAGCATGACGGACGCCTAGGTGTTCCCCATGTATAACGGCGCGGGTGCGGTCGGACAGCCCAACACGCTCCAAGCTGTCCCCCTGTCGGGCGATATCGTCCAGCAACTGGCGCAGGGTCTCGGCAATCAGGATGTAATCTTTGCGTGTCATGGTGGTGGTTCCTTTCAGGGATGGTTCAGCGTAGGATTTCAGCGCATTCGAGCAAGCGCACTAGCTCCCGCGCCCACTGTTCCGCCTCGCGCTGCTTGCCGCACTGTTTGTAGGCAATGGCCTTCGCCATCGCGCGGGCGACTTCGCTACGGTCAATCATGTCTGTTGCTCCCCTGTTGCGGTTAGAAGCTGTTGCGTTCGGCGAGGGCGTTCAGCGCCTCCTGCTGCTCCCGGGTGAACTTGCCCCAGAAATCGGCGACGCAATCCATGCCCCAGCATGGTTCCTCGCTCTCCTCAGGGGAGGGGGCGGTGTAGCTCTCCACGCAAGCCCATAGAGCCGTGTAGAGGCCGTCTGTGACGCCTTCCCAGCACTCGGCCACCTCGTCAGGGCGGATGATGTCGAAGGCATCGTGTGGCTCGATTTCTAGCGGCTCCTCAGCGCACCCGGCGCGCCAGTCGTGATGGCCGAAGCACTGGTCGCAGAAGTGGTCGCTGGCCGACTCGGTGTGCGGCTCGAAGGTGTGATGGTTCTCGTTCATGGTGGTGGTCTCCTGTTCTGGGGTTAGACGTTTTGCGTGAAGGTGGTGCCGACAATCACCAGCCGGCAACGCTGGCCGTGTTCGTCGCGGTGGCCGTCACGGATGGCCAGCACCCGCCCGCCGCCGCTGTAATAGTGGCCGCAGCAATCGTAGGCGTGTTGGCAGTGCTCCGGCTCCATCAGGTATGACACGGCGCGGCTCACTTCGTCGTCGGTCCACCAGTCAGGCGCGAACCATGTGTGAATAACGTAGTTGACGCCGCCACAGTAATCATACTGGTGATGAATGCCAACGCTGCTAGAGCGCGTCAGGTTGTGCGGCTCGAAGCCGTTCGGCTCAGACTGGCCGGGATAATCGAAAGGACGTTCCATGTCTGCTGCTCCTCAATAGCCGTGGCTGATTGCAAACGCTTCAATCTTGGCGATTGTCGACGCAGGGACTGGCAGAGACGTTTCACAGTTGCCGTCCCAAAGAACGCCTTCGGCGTCGAGCGCGGCCAGCGATCCGGTGAACCGGCCTTTCTCAACGTCGCAATATGTCTGGCCGCAGTCGCTATATACCTCAACGCTAAAGCCGTTGATGGTGGTCCTCTTATGCATGTCCGTTCCTTTTCCACTGGACTAAGGGCATGGGTTGCCCGGCGGGGTTAATCCCCAGCGCCCTTAATACAACAATCAACAATGGCGTCAACAGGCATATCATCACCCAAGCGCAGCAATTGCGTATACGGATTGCATGCATGCCCCGCCTGTTCCCGGCTGGCGGCCGATCTGGCACTGCCCGCGCACCCCCACCCACCCACGCGCGCGCGCGAGGCGCAGCTTTTATCCTATATATACCCACTCTCACCCACATTTCGTTCCAAATCCGTCCCGGCCATATTCCGACCCCCCACCCCCTGAAACACCCCCCTTTGTTTTTAGCTGCGGTTCCATTATGTTTATTTTATAGTTTTGCCGGGGACGCTGAATATGTTTGATGACATGGGTGAATTGAGTGTGGTAGGTCCTGCTGAGCGAGATGAGATTTTCGCGCGGGTTTATGTTGAGCAGCGGGCGCTGAAGAAGGGGAATGCGGCTGAGATCGCTTGCGTCAGGGCTGGGATTACGAGTCCTGAGTTGAACATGTCGATTGTCGCGTCGCGGCAGCTGGCGCGTCCTGAGGTTCAGCGATTGATTATGGCGGCTGAGGCTGCTGGGGTTGAGGTTGAGCGCCGGGAGTATACGCGGGATTTGTTTTTGGATGAGTTGCAGGCTGTGGTTCAGGCGGCGATGGACAAGGGTGCGTATCCGAGTGCGATTAGTGCGGTGAAGACGCAGGCGCAGTTGCTGGGGATGTTGGATCAGACGGTGAATGTGAACCACAGTGTGAGTGCGAAGGATTTGGATTTGGCGACGCTCAGGGCGATGGTTGCGGATCGGGCGAGGCCGGTGAATGTGATTGAGGGGACGTTGGTCCGGGGTATTGGGGATGACGCCGAGTGAGGCGATATAGGAACACAATCTGATTGACGGGCTATATATTTTCAGGCACAAGCAGGAAGTGAGGTGTCTATGACTATTACTCCTGACTTTTCTGCCGAGGACCTGCACGAGTGGTTTGCATACGACGAGGTCACCGGAGATCTTTCGTGGCGCAAACGACCGGCGAACAATGTGAAGGTTGGGGTGCCTATTAGGGCCAAGAACACGAGCGGCTATTATCACGCCGGGTTCCGCCGCAAGGTTTACGTGTTGCATCGTTTGATTTGGATGATGCTCTATGATGAATGGCCGGATTTGGAGATCGACCACGCCAACTGTGACAAGACAGACAACCGGAGGGAAAATCTGAGGTTGGCCACGAAGGGGCAGAACCTCTCGAACGTTGTTAAACGGGGCGGCCTGACATCGAAATACAAAGGGGTCTGCTGGAAGAAGAGCAACAAATGCTGGACGGCGCAGGTTTCACATCAAGGAGGGGTGATTTGGTTGGGGCATTTTGATTCCGAGGAAGATGCTCACGCGGCTTACTGTGAAGCGGTTCTTCGCCTGAAGGGCGATTTTGCGAGGACCGCATGACAGACATCGCGCTGGACGACCTGCTTACCGAACTGCTTGCCCGCGAGGAGGCGATGGCGTCGCTCTCGGCGTACATTGAGTATGTGAGCGGGCTGAAGGTGCCGCCACACATGAAGTTGGTGTGCGACAGGTTGGATGCGGTGGCAGAGGGTCGGATTAAGCGACTGATGATTTCGATGCCTCCGGGGCATGGGAAGAGCTACTGCGCGTCGCACTTCTTCCCGGCCTATTATCTGGCGAAATACCCTGAGAAGCAGATCATCGCGGCTACCCACAAACAGGAGTTGTCGGACAGTTTTGGTCGGAAGGTTCGCAACACGATTATGTCGGACGACCATCGCCGGCTGTTTCCGAATTCATCCGTGGCGACTGATAAGACCGCTGCGGGTGAATGGCAGACGACGGGTGCGGGTGGTTATCACGCGACGGCTGTTGGCGCGAACGTGACGGGTCGCCGTGGGGACATATTGATTGGGGACGATTTGCTGTCTGGGATTCAGGCGGCGGAGAGTGAGGGTGAGCGTAACAAGTTGTGGTCTTGGTATGGCGCCGATTTTTTCACGCGCCGGAAGAACAAGGACACGCCGATAGTTTTGATTGGGACGCGCTGGCATCTGGGTGACCACATGGGTCGTCTGGATCAGGCGGAGAGGGATGGTGAGGGGGAGAAGTGGGAGCGGGTGATATTGCCCGCTATGGCGGTGGATAAGGACATTCTGGGGCGCAAGCCCGGGGATGCACTGTGGCCGGAGCAGTTCCCGAAAGAGGAACTTGAGAACATCCGCCGCCAGCCATCGACGACGAGCCGCATTTGGTCGTCGTTGTATCAGCAGAACCCGGTGGTTGATGATGGTGGCATCATCGATCAGACGTGGTTTAAGTGGTGGCGCTCCCCCGAGCCGCCGAAGGTGAAGTATGTTCTGCAGGCATGGGACACGGCGCTGACGGCGAACAAGACGTCTGCGTTTAGCGCGTCGACGACGTGGGGCGTGTTTGACGACGACAATGGGATTCCGAACTTGATTTTGCTGAGTGTGTGGCGGGAGCGGGCGGAGTGGCCGATTCTGCGGCGCATGGTGCAGCGGATGGCGACGGACTATCGGGACGATAACTATAAGCTGCCGATCAAGGCATCGCGGGAGCGGGCGCCGGATACGGTGCTGGTGGAGGCGAAAGCGAACGGGCAGATGCTGATACAGGATCTGGGCCGGGCGGGGATTGTGGCGACGCCGTTTAACCCGGATAAGTTCGGCGACAAGATTGCGCGTGTGCGACTGGTGACGGATTTGATCGAGAACGGTCGGGTGTGGCTGCCGACGATGAAGAATTCACCGGATCAGTTGAGGCCGTGGGCCCGAGATTTCATGGAGCAGTGCGTGCAGTTTCCGGCGGCGGATTCGCGGGACTGGGTCGACACGATGACGATGGCGTTTTTGCGGATTAAGCAGAGTGGCTGGGTGCAGAATACGGAAGATCCGTATGAACCGAAGTATGATACACAGCTTGAACCTGTAAGCTTCTATTGGTAAGGTGGATCATGGCACGCAGACCGACCACACTGGAAGACACGCTCCGCCCCGCCTTCGAGGGCATCGGCGGTATTGATGTGGACTTGCCGCTGGATGGCGCCGATATCGAGCTTGATGACGTCGGCCCTGAGATGGTTGACGGTGCCGAGTTCACGGAGTTGGACGACGGCGGGGTCGAGATTGATTTCGAGCCTGAGACGGATGTGCCGGAAGATGCGCCGTTTGACGCGAATCTTGCGCTGTACATGAAGGACATGGACCTGAACGCGGTGGGCGAGATGTTGCTCAGTGGCGTTGAGGAAGACAAGCAGTCGCGCGGGGACTGGGAAGCGACGATGTCTGAGGGCATCAAGCTGATGGGTCTGAAGATTGAGGACCGCCAGACGCCGTTTAAGGGTGCGTGCGGCGTCTATGACCCGTTGATGGCTGAGGCTGTGGTGCGCTGGCAGGCTGTGGCCGCTGGTGAGTTGATGCCGGCGGCGGGCCCGGTGAAGACGCAGGTGATTGGGGTTGCGAACGAGCAGCTTGAGGCGCAGGCGTCGCGCGTTCAGCAGTTCATGAACTTGTATCTGACGGAGTTGGCGCCGGAATTCTACGAAGAATTCGACCAGATGCTGTTCTGGCTGCCGCTGGTGGGTTCGACGTTTAAGAAGACGTATCAGGATCGGCTTCTGGGCCGCCCGGTGAGCCGTTTCGTGCTGCCGGATAACTTTATCGCGTCGTATGGCACGACGGATTTGGCGACCAGCCCGCGTTTCTGCCACATCACGCCGATGACGCGCCGGAATTTCCGTCTGGCGCAGCTGGCGGGCGTGTATCGGGACATCGATCTGGGTGAACCGCAGGCGGATGATAGCTCGCAGACGCCGATTCAGGCGCAGGTGGACGGCGTTCAGGGCGTGGAACCGGGTGCTGAGGGCACTGAAGAGTACCGGATTTACGAGGTCTATGCGGACCTGAATCTGGTTGGGTTCGAGAACGAAGATGGCATCCCGCTGCCGTATGTTGTGACGATTGAAGAGGGATCGCGGAAGGTTCTGTCGATCTATCGGAACTACGACGAGACGGACCCGACGTTCCAGCGGAACAATCCGTTCACGCACTATAAGTTCATGCCCGGCGTTGGGTTCTACGGGCTGGGTTACGCGCACTTGCTGGGGAATTCGGCGAAGACGGCGACGTCGATCCGTCGCCAGTTGATTGATGCGGGCACGCTGAATAACTTCCCGGGCGGCTTGCGTGTGAAGGGCATGCGGCTGGAGGACAATAACATCGGGATTGGCCCCACGGAGTTCCGCGAGATCGATACGGGCGGCATGCCGATCCAGAATGCGATCATGACGATGCCGTATAAGGAGCCGTCGCAGGTTTCCTTGGCGCTGCTTAAAGAGACGTATGAGGCTGCTCGGAATCTGGCGAACACGACGGAGATTGCTGTCGGTGAGGGCCGTCAGGACGCGCCTGTAGGCACGACCGTGGCGTTGATGGAGGCGGCGACCCGCCTGCAGTCGGCGACGCTGAAGCGCTGCCACCGGGCGTTCAGCCGCGAACTGAAGAACATCGCGAATCTGTTCGGGAAGTATCTGCCCGACGAGCCGTATCCGTTCCCGGTTCGGGGTGGCATGGCGGCGATTATGCGCGAGGATTTCGCGAACAACATCGACGTGATCCCGACGTCGGATCCGAACATCTCATCGTCGGCCCAGCGCATGATGCGGGCTGAGGCGTTGCTGCGGTTTGCGACGCAGCAGCCGGATCAGCACAATCTGCGTGAGGCGTATCGGCAGATGTACGTCGAGATGGGTGTGGCGCCTGAGAAGATTGAGTTGCTGTTGGCGCCGGAGAAAGAGAAGCCGCGTCCGCTGGACCCGCTGACGGAGAACCAGAACGCGATTGTGGGCGTGCCGTTGATAGCTGGCGCGTATCAGGATCACGACGCGCACATCGCGGCACACGCGCCGATTGCGCAGGACAATCCGGCTCTGCAGGCGCACATCAACGAGCACTTGGCGATGAAGATGCGCCAGCAGGTCGAGCAGATGATCGGCCAGCCGCTGCCGCCTCCGGGCACACCGATGCCTCCGGAAATGGAGAACCAGATCGCGGTCATGGTTGCGCAGGCTATGCAGCAGCTGGCACCGATGTATAAGCCGCAGCCTGAGATTGATCAGATGGCGCAGATTGAGGCGCAGAAGCTGCAGATCAAACAGGCTGATAATGAGCGTGACGCGCAGGTTGAGCTTGCGAAAGCGCAGATGGAAGCTCAGAGTGACGCGGCCAATCGCGCGTCGAGAGAGAAGATTGCGGCAATGAAGCTGCAGTCAGAGGCCATGCGGAACCTTGGAGGTTTTCAATGAAGATGACTGACTTGCGGGCCAAGGCTCGCGCAATTTTCGGCCCGGCGATTGCTGAGCCCATGCCGAAGCAGCCGAACGGCGCGAAGGCCCTGCAGCAGCGCGCGAACGCTCGCCCGATCCCGACCTATAAGGTTGGTGGCGTGGTGAAGAAGCCAATGCCGACGCCGGGTGAGTCAGTGAAATCTGGCAACCGCATGTCGAAGCAGGAAGGCGACGAGATGCGCTTCATGGACATGCTGGAAAAGAAGAAGCGCCCGATGCCGTCTCCGGCTGCGAGCGC